CTTGTCTGTTGCTGCTGACATCCTAGATAGGATAGTTATTTATAAGAAACATCTGACAACCAAGATACATTATATTGCAGTAAGACCAGAAGTTTCCTAGTACGACGTCATTTACCACAAATAAAACGTCCCTGAGAACTGTATGTGGTAAATAGAACCTTAAGTCTTCAAATGTTTCCTTAAAGATCTCCCTAGAGATGTTTTGAAAACTGATATTCCGACTACAGTGTTCATGTTCGACGTGCATTACTACATGACCACAGCAGATCTCGATGTGCTTACTCCAACTGATCCTTTAGTTTATATCACTGGAGCAAATTTCCACCCAGTCCCTGGTAGATACAACATGCCAGCTTGTGAAGGATACTATCAAGTGTACCCAAAAGATGGAAAATTACACATGACTATGAACGCTCGTGGCGGTGCGTAACATTACACACACCCCCTTGTCACATACTGTAATCCAGTCACTGAGATTTGCACAGGTTGGTTAGCATGGTTTTAGGACACCAACACCTTGTCAAGTCTCAAGACCAGGCTTTAAACTTATTCATATCCTGACTTCGACTATAATCCAAATTAGTCCGTTCAACTCCAATTTCTATAGGAGTGTAAAACAGATTACGATAGATTAGCTAAGAAAGACTTAAACTCTCTATCACTTAGCAATTTCCATTTCCACAAGGCAACCCCCACTAACAAAATAGAACAACATATTGACATCTTCTATAATTAGAACATGTATGCATTGCTTCTTTTAGGAGCATTTAGTTCCCTAGTCGCAGTGGCTATGGGTTAGGGCGCTTTCGTCATGTGGATGATGTTTTTAGCTGGTTTCTGTACCTATTTTAAGGAGAAACTGACTTGTTTTAGAGTTAAGAGCAACGTGTTCTGGTCCTAATATGAAATGGGATCCATCATTACAAACCACAAAGCCCTTACTCAAACAAAAACCCCGCTTTAAGATCACAATATACTTCATGGCAAGAGTATTGTGCAACACTATTATCAAGGCGAGGCTATATAACTCTCTAAAGTGAAAGCTCCCAAGCAACCTAAGACGGAGAGTATTCCAGGCTCCATGTGCAACCCTTATGTCATTAAACCTCTAGACCCCTTAGCAAAAACCAACCCTGCCGTTGATTTTGCTGGTGAAGTTTTTGACACTATTAAAAGGTTGGAAGCTTATGTGGAGTTAGACCCCACTTGCGAATTACACCACACTAAATAAGGTAATTTCATTGTTTCTTCGACCCTTGAGGGTAGTACTTCCACCTTCACCGGTCTTCGAGTGGTAGATCCAGCATCTGGAACTGTACCAATTGAGTGGAGCCATAAAGCTATGGGTAACTACGTCGCAGCTTTATCTCGACATTTTAAACCCAACACCACTCCTGCAGATGTTAGTGATTTCGCCGCTTTTTGTAGAGATTTCTACTCAAAAATTACTTTTGAGTTTGAAACTATGGACTTGTCTGATTACCCAACGTTATAGTTCTCTGACAATGTACCGAAAGCAAACAAATACCATCGTAACATACACGAGACTTTTAAGACCGTTGATCTAGCCGTCGGCCCATTCTCCTGTATGAATAAATCAGGAGAGATCTTCTTAACTGAAGCTCAACACCTGCAGGATTGGCCATTATGTACAGATACTACTTCCCGCCCACGAAATATCGCTACTCCATTATCTCCCGGCGCCTCTTTTAGAGCAGCTGTTTAGTACAAGATACTATAAGGAGTACGTTAAGCGATGAGTGGCTTTATCCATGGGTGCACTTCTGAAGCACTAATAGAGAAGATTGAAAGTTCATTCTTCACACATTCCGTCTCACTCGATGGCTCTGCTTTTGATTCAACCCAATATGCTAATCTGAGATTAGCTGCAGAAGAACCGTTCTGGAGACACCCAGATGTATAGGACTACCTTTAGAGGCTCTTTGAGAGACCCGAAAACGCTTTTGAAAATCTGACCCCTACAGAAGCTAGATTAGAATTCACTAAGTAGTCTCTCATTTACAGAAACACTATGTTTCTCCCTGCTCCAGAGAATGACCAACATTTAACATGGCATAGTGATATTATGAAAATGAAAAAGTTCATATCAACACCACCATAATTCCTATTTGCTATGAGATTTGATGGCACTCTCTGTTCAGGAGACCCTTACACTACTTTAACAAATACTTTGCGTACATTGTGTTACATGGCATATTACACTCGCCATTTAGATATACCCAAGTTTCCTTTTGCTGCTGGCGACGATGGCGTTGTCATGTCAGCATAGAAACACACAGCCATAATTGCATAAGCAATTTTCAGTCAAACGTCACGCGATGATTAGACAACTGTAGGTTTAGGCCAAGTCGTAAAAGTAGTTCATTCATCTGTCAGAGCTGACATGGAGTTCTGCTCAAAATGGTTCTTCGAAACCGATCAAGGTCTTAAATGTACCCGTGATTTTAGTAAGTTGTTTAAGACAAAACAGTACTATAATAAAAAGAATGCAGCTTTTCTTAGAACCCCAGCGCTACACAGGCTAGCCATTGCTAGAGGTATTAGCAGTGAACAAGCCTCTCTTCTTATAGAGGATATGCTGATGGCCACACTCTCGAATCATTCGTTTACGCCAGAAGTTTTGGAGATGTGTGATAAATGGCATTACTCTCAATACCCACCAAAACCCGTGGCGTATGCATGTCAAGCCGCAATTAATAGCAGGCTTGACTTAAGCTCGTTAGACGTCATAAACTCCATTCATGGTTTTTATGTGCTCCACGGGTCCTCTCCGTAATAAAACAACTAAAATGGAATAACAGAGAGAAGAACCCAACTACAAGAAGAAGAAGAATAACAAGTCCAAGAAGGAGAGCGGGACATATAATGTCAAGAATGTCAATTAGAACCAGAAATTGGCTACTCTACGAAAATCCAAGGCTAGCATGCGTCCAGATAAAGTCGCAAAACCTGTCGAAGCAACCGTCTTCGATGTGAAAGCAATTTTCTCCTCTTGGGATGCTATGACAGTAGCGAAATAATTCCCGGGTAAGTTCAATGTACCGTACGTTACAGACATGAACATATCCACTCAACATACAGGAGTAATCAGCACAACTGTCCCTTTGACAGAAGCTAGAGACGGGTCTCTTACCACTAAAGTGGCCTGTGGTACTCGTAATTACCAGGTCATAATGTGGTGCACATCACTCACCCAAGTCTTTGGACCAGGGGGTGCAGGAGCCGTCCCAACAACCTCTAAACTCTCCGGTATGTTTAACAGAGAAGTCGATAGCGCCACAGCTAATGTAGTATCAGCAGGAGACTTCACTTCAACCTCATCGACATACGCAATGTCAGCACTTTATGGATCTCAGGGAGACACTATAGCAGAAAATGCATTTATCTGGTCCCAAAAAGCAACTTTTTCCATGCTAGGGCCAGAAGCAAATGCATCAGGAGTTGTCCACCTAGGACATTTCACCCTGTCATCCCTGATCTCTAAAGATGTGTTAGACAACATCTCCGTCACCGACCTCTTTAAGAGTGTTCACACCAAAATTAGTGTCGCTAAAAGCAAGTCGTTCTACTTACATAATTTTGTTATCAATCATGGTATAGCTAATGCCATGAACAGAACTGTGGACGCCACAACTGGCTTGAACGGACCAGAAACCGAATAGTTCGGCTCCGAAGTAGTAGCTTTCGCCATCATAGAAAGGCCGTTTGTCTCAACCACAGGTAACACTTTACTTAACTATACTATGGACATTTCTATAGAAGCGAATTTCTGCTTCATGCCTAAACTGTGGGATGCTTTTGCTCGCAGTCTCGGTGACTCTGAAGGCGATGTCGCTAGTGAACACGAGTCGTAAGTGCGAAACTTACTCGAAGGAAGACTTTCTAAGAAGTTTAATATGTATGCTCAACGTAGACTACCTTAGAACGCCTCTCTTTCCAAGCAACCAAAAGTTCAACCAAAGAACATTATGGATGCTATCCAATCGTTATATTCTTTCTACAATGATAACTCTTATTGGATAAACCCGGCTGTAAAAAGCGGTATATCAGCTATTTCACACATGCTGATGTCTTCATATGAACCAAATGAAGATGCTATAGATGTATAGCATACCCTTACAATGCTGAAGCCCGCATTGTAATTCCTAGAAAAATCCGCTCTAGGAAAAGCTATAGACTTGAAACAACTTCGTAGTTTCATGGATTAGCTGCGTTAGAAAGATAAACCATTCGTCACAATGGCTGATCTAGAAGTAATTCAAATATCTTCATCTAAAAGTGACAAGGCTGCCGCGCGTACGAGAGTACCGCCGCCGTCTATTTCACCCGCCCTGGTAACACGGCCGGTGACTCCGATATGTCAGGACTTAGTCTAGACACCCAGGAGACCAG